ATGACAACTTCATCTAACCTAACTACACCAGAAAACGTGCAAAAGGAAATCATGGGTACAATTACAATCGACTTTTCAACTTTCACTATCCAAGAAAATCTTGAGGCAAAAATGCTTGAGTTGCTCGCACTAATGGGAGATTGTGTAACAATCAGAAACCCAGACAACGAAACTGAATTATACGCACATGACATTAAAATAAGCATCACAAGCGTATCAGATGCCGATGAAGAATAAACTCCATGAAACAATTTAACTTCTTATATCCTCCTAAAAGAGTACATCGGGACAAGCCTTGATGTACTCTTTGTATGTTTACTATTAAATAGATGCACTCACGCTGTTTTATAGTGATAGAAGGCTCTTAGTCTCTATACTGGCCAAAGAGGTAACAGCGAAGCGTACAGGCTAGAGATGTTTATTAGAGACTGCAGATAAATATATAGAGGGTTAAAATATAACAAAACGATTATATGAATTATAACCATATTATAAATCATATTTTCTTAAAAAAATCAACACTTTTTTTAAATGATGTCCCGAGAATTTGATTCTGGTGCTATAATTATATAGAAGGCAAAAAATTACAGAAAGGAGGTGGACAGCATGAAAAAGGATTTTTTCTTTTGTTATAACGGTACTTTAGCTAATTTCTTGCGTAATTCGGGAATGCAGCATATAACTGTCGCTCAAGACCCTATCACAAAGAAAGTCTTTAGCTTATTTGAAATTAATGATGAGCTACAGATGAAAATTAAGGGATATAAGTCATTACAAAACGGTACAAAACATACCTGAAATTAATGTACTACATTAAAAAAGGGTACAAAACATACCGAAAATTAATATTAATTTAGGGTATGAAATGTACCGAAAATCACCAAGAAAGAAATAAAGACATAGTTATTCTAAAGAGAAAGAAACTTTAAACAGAGACTACCTTCTCGCGTGGGGCGCTCGCAGGTGAGGTAGATTAACTTGAGAAAGGAATAATCAATTGTTAATCAAAACACTAAACGAAAACAGTCTTAAAGCTGCAAATGAACAAGTAATGTTTTTCAAAGCATATAGGGTTTTTATTAATCCCTCTAGTAAACACCATTTAACGCCTGATGAATTTTACATATACTCACTATTAAATCGTTACATATGTATGGACAGATCAATCACTATAACAAGAAGTATGTTAGAACAGGTAATGCCTTTTCCCTTACTGACAAAAAAAGCAGACAACAGGAAGAGGATAACTGAAACACTTGAAGGTTTGATTAATAAAGACGTTCTCACTTCTCATTTAGTAAGACCAAGTAAATCGGGGATTAATGAGTTAATGCAGTTTTCAATTAATGATCTGATACTTAGTGATCTAAAGGAAAATGATAAGAAAATTAGTCAAAGGTACTTAGAGTTTCCATTGTTCATAGTATTCCACGAAAAAATAAAGTCATCATCTGACCTTTATATATGCTACGTAGTTAGGAGTAAAGTAGACAATGGGAAGTTTCCTCCAAAAAGAATGTCAGGTACATACTGGGCAAAGGTGCTTGGAAAAAGTACGACAAACGCATCCTATGTTCAGAAAATGATTGATTCGTGTGTTGAGAGGCAAATTATATTTAAACGTTCTGGAGTTCGTAAAGAAGATAGCACCCAAGAATATAACTTATACGACATCCAGGAAATTGACGAAAATTATAAAGAGCCGTTAAAGCAAAAGAATGTCATAGAAGAACTACCTGTAATACATACAAAAGTTGAAGCAAAATTAGATGAAATACCATTTTAATCAAATTATATTCGAAGGAGATGAAGTATTTGAAAAATAAGAACGTTTATATAAACAGCCTGGAGGCTTGTGACATAGTATCGCATATGGACAGAGGAACTTACATTAAATCTAAATATAAAGGGATGTTTCCTTTTAGCTTAGAGTTGATTAAGCTTCAAGAAGAGGGTTTGAATACATATCCGTACTCAAGGAACAAAGAGAAAACTGTTACTAAGGATATCATTAATGTTAGTTTTACGACTGGACTATTTTCAGCGAATAAGATCATTCAAAATAAAAAGAAACTCTTGAAGAAGATAGATGATCCAGAAAAGATAAAGACTATCAAAGATTCGATTAGTAAACTCGAAAACTTAGATGAAGATTCACCTTATCATAGCAGCTTAACCACTAAAGAATTGAGATATAAGCTTTATACAGAGGGCTTCACACTTACATATACGGATAAAGATAATAACGAACATAAAGAGAAGTACGTTGTATATAAAAGAAGCTCTGCAAAATCAAGAACAGGTAAATGTTTGTTTATCAAAGAGAGTCTATATGAAACTATGATCAGTTGGTCAAGAATGAATTTGACGTTTCCAGTGGATAAAGAGACTGACTTAGCTTCTCTACTCGCATATGAGTCACTCGTGGGGTCATCCATTGAAGATACAATACACATCAACCCTGAAAATATCTTGCTTGTTAGTGATCTCGAGTCTAAATTTATCAGGACTGCTAATGTTATTAAGAAAGATGAGGATACTGGATATCTTGAAAGTTTTACCGATGATTCGGTTGAAATAAGTAATAGCCTGTTTGATGGACAATCATTGGTGGAAGCGGAGTATTTTAAAGATGGAAAGTCGATGAAACTTTTGCGTAATCATTTTTTTAAATCTGCAGCATTCAGCACAAATATTCAATCATTTTTAAAGAAACATTGCCCTATAGATGTTGAATATGACGAGTGGGAAATTGAAGATATGTTCGGCATTAATAAAATGAAAGCTAAAGACGTTCATATGATTACGACACCGAGTTCGGTGAAATCCCTAAAGTTTAGTTCCGTTGTAGGCAGTGAAAATGACATGTGGTTATATTGGAAATCGCTTGTGGCTGATGAAGGTGGAGTATTTGGGGTATGTAAATCTGAAAAAGAAAGTAAAAGAGGATCAAATAATAAAGGTGTATTGAATCAGATGAGCTATCAAATGTTAAACACTCTTCCTTTGAATAGAATGGATATCAATAAGCTTGTTGAGAATGAGAAGGAATATATTGATGGTCTAAAAAATGATTCAGACAAGTTTATTGAACACCTAAAAGAAACTGCTAATGAACAAAATGCTAATCAAATGTTCATTGATTTATATGAGCGAAACTCAAAGGTTTATAAAACGACTCGCTTTAAGTCATATCAATACCAGGCGACAAAAAATTATAGTAATTATATTAAGTCCGGTAAAGTTAGAATAAATGGTGATTATGCAGTAATGTTGGGCAATGGGCTAGAAATGCTTTATCACTCAATCGGAAAGTTTGATATAGGATCAGGCTCAATGAGCCTAAAAGATAAAGAAGTTCACAGTTTGCTTTTTGAGGATGGTGAGGAGCTTGCTGGGTTTCGTAACCCACATTCATCACCTTCTAACGTATTACATACCAAAAATAAAATTGATCCTAACATTAAGGTCTACTTCAATTTGAGTAAAAATATTGTATGCGTGAATGCTATCGATCACCCACTCCAAGATATATTGTCTGGATGCGATTATGATAGTGATTCAGTACTTCTGACCAATGAAGAGATTGTAGTCAACGCAGCGAAAAAGTGTGAAAAATACTTAGTCGCAATAAATCAGGTCAAGTCTAAACCGAAATTATATAAGCCTACAAAAGAAGGTATGTACGAGATTGATCTGGAGTTAGCAAAAGCTAACATAGGCTCTGTAGTGAATACTGGGCAAAAATGCATGAGCCTCTATTGGGATTTATTAAATAGAGAACAAAAGGATCAAGCTGAAAAAGTCATGCGGAAAATAGATGTAGTGAATGTCCTGTCTGGAATTACCATTGATTTAGCTAAAAAATTGTATGATATTAATCCTGATGTAGAAGTTAGAAATATACTAAACTCCATCAACCTAAAAGAAGATCGACTTCCTTTATTTTGGGGTAAGGTATGTCAGGCGTCTACGGGAGAAAAAATCAAATATTACTGTCCGATGGATTTACTTCAAAGCATAGAATTACCCAATAAAAAAGAAGAAGGTAAAATTGATCTTGAATCATTGCTGATAGATTTAAAATCTACAGCGAATAAAAAACAAAGAGCTAAAGTTGTAGCTATTGCTAGAGAGTTACAGGCAGTGATGAAAGCTAACCTAAAAAAAGATGACAAAGAGCAATCAAATATCATTGCTGATGCAATTAAAGAGGCAGTGAGTAAAGTTAAAAGGATGAAGATCAAGCCAGAAACAATGTATGACTTGATTATTAAAACTGAAAAAGATTATGAGAGCATAGCATTAGAACTGCTAAAAGTGCTTTATAAGTCTCATACAGAAATTTTTCTGTCGGTTTTTAAAGAGAAAAAGGAACCATCGTCTGAAAAAAATCTTATGATAGCGTAGTAAAACACTGGGGTATCTAAGCATAAAAAACCTTAGTGTATATGGAGGGGAATGTGAAGTCGGCAAATGTCGCAGCACTGAATGCTAAAAGAAGCTAAGTAGGTGACTCTCTGTAGAAAGAAATGGGTGATTACGTTAATGTAATCACCCATTTCTTATATTATTTTTTATTAAAATAAACGAACGTTTCCGTGATTTTTAATTTACAGGAAAAATAGAAAAAGTGCAAGTGTTATATAAAAATTTTATTTCGCCGTCTGAGACGAAAGGTTGCTCATCAAGTGGGTAAAAGTTGAGGGCCGAAAATCCTGCTGTGAGATAGGTGGGTTTTCCACCTTGAGAATTAATATAAATTGTGTTCGGGGTTTCACCTCCTCGATTGTTTAGAGTTCAGAGCTACTTAGAAATTAAGTAGCTCTTTTTTCATCTCTGAATAGTCGGAAGTGAAAAAATGAACAGAGTTTATATTCGTAAACTCTAAACAAAAAAGAAAAGGTGGTTTTAAAATGATTAAAACGTTTGAAAATGAAGTGTTTGGCAGTGTACGCGTGGTTACTAAGGAAGGGGAGCCGTGGTTTGTTTTGGCTGATGTATGTGGTGTACTTGAGCTCGGTAATCCATCCCAAGTTAAAAGTAGACTAGAAGATGGGGTCATTAGAAATGAGGGTATGTTAGATACTCTTAACCGGAAGAAGGAAGTAACGATTATTAATGAAGATGGCCTTTATGATGTGGTAATGGATTCAAGGAAACCAATTGCAAAACAATTTAGAAAATGGGTGACTGGCGAAGTTCTTCCATCAATTCGCATTCATGGCATGTATATAGACAAAGATGCCACTCAGGATCAGAAACTATATAATTTTAATTTGCTTGATGAAACATTTGCAAATACCAGCATAGAGAAAGTTGCTCAAATGTATGAGGACTGCAAAGTTTATTATGCTTCGAATAAGATTCGCCTTGATTATTCTCGGAGTGCTAAAGGTAGACGGTCAGATAAAAAGTTTACAGTTGCTGAAAGTAAAATCAAGATGCTTAAGAAGGTTCAAACAGTTCTTATTGAAAGAGAACTGGAGTACAAAAGGGCTCTTAACTTTGCGTTTGTGAGTGTAATTGCAGACATCAATAAGCAGATTATTGAAGATATTCGTAAGGTCCAGCACAACAAAACTAAAGGGAAATTGGCTCAATTAAATAGAGCTAATTAATTAAAGAAAAAAATATATCTGGGAGTAATAACTATTACATCTATAAATACCCTTTTTATGCAGGGATTTTTTTATTAATGTCGAATATAATTCTGAGAAAATAAAAAGGAGGTCATTTATTTGGAATGGAGACAGGATATGAAGCAAGATATTAATAATATGATATTCTCTCAAAGAAACAACACTACAGAAAGAATGGTAATAGCTATCCGGAGAGAGTATCAAAAATTAGTAGCGGATTTTAATGTTAACGATACTTCTTTTTATGGAGAAGAAAAAGAAGGTAATAGTATTGTTTTTCGTATTCACAAGAATGTAATGTACTTAGATGTAGTTGAAAATACTCACATTTTTGTAAGTGTTAAAGAAAATACTGGAGATAAAAGAGAAGTAGCTGAAATTAGAACGGACGGTAATGAGTACGCAAAAGTTCGCATTTATAGTTTGAATAAAAGTTTTTATTTTACTCCGCAAAGTATTGACGTATTATTAAAAGTTGCATTTAATCGACCAATTTATTAAATTCTATTATTATGATTTTTTTGATATTGGGTCACATAGATGAAAATATAAAGTCACCTAATCAGGTGACTTTTTGTAGTAACAAAAGAGATAAAATAAATAAAATACTTGATAAACAATATTTATGATAATTACCAAATTATATATTAAATTAGGAGTAAAATGTTATAATATGCATATGAGGTGATTCGTATGTATAGTATCTATAATTTACTTTGTTCTTTGGCTATAGCTTTAACGTTTGTAATAATGTTTATGATTCAACGTAAACTCACTCCATTAAAATATTATTCAACTTTACAATTCATTAAAGGTGAAAATGTAACTTTTTTGATGGTTATTATTAGAATTTTCATGCTTTTAATTTTAGGCTTTTCATCTTATACAATATTTTCGGATGTGAAAATAGTATTATTAGGTGCTATAGTAGGTAGCATCTTAATCGTATGGCCAGTGGTTTTAAATCCAAGGGAATCTTTTGAAGTTTATATCACTAAGAAAGAAGTACTTCTTTCTATAATATTGCACCTTTTGTTTGTGGTTTCTGCAGTGTCGATTGTTTATACCTCTATAATATTTTATGACCTAATTTTTAACTTTGCATTAAATCAACTAATCAATGTATTTAATAATTATTTTGTAATAATATTATTTGCAGTCTTTGGTTTTCCAAGCACAAATAAATTTAAAGATATGTTAAACAGAAAAGTATATGAAAGAAGTGATAGAGAATTAGAAAAGTTAGAAGAAAGTCAATACGGTTATGGTAAGAATGAAGTATTATAAAACAAAAATAATATCTTATGCGATTAATTTACCGCGTGATCTGATCATGGGAATTGATTATTCAGCAAAAAGAAATAATGTGGACAAAGAAGTTTTATTTGCCATTATCATTTTAGAAGTAATAAATCGAGGAGACAGTATAAATAAATTTATAGAAAAGGCAACTTCAATATTTTTCCCAAAGCTTCTATTAAAAATTGATGCTAGCTTGGGAATTGGTCAAGTGAAGATAAGTAATGCAACGCTAATTCTTAATGAAAATAACAAGAAGTTAGTAATGAAAAAATTACTAAATCCAACTGAAAATATAGAAATTGTTGCTCAGTTTTTATCCTATTTAATTAATACATATAAAATAGAAGATAAAAATTATGCAGAGCTGATTAATTTATATTTAACTGGGAAAATAAAACCTAACTCAAATGAATATATCGATACACACTATAAATTATTTTCATGGAGTACTGAGATAAGACTTTATACTAAATTATTCGCAATCTCTCATAATATAAACATTTAAGCGCCTACATTTTCTATGAAGGCGCTTTTTATTTTTATCTTGAGTCTCTTTGAGTAATACCATCAAGTTTGCCAGCAGGTAAGGAGGCGTAGATGCTCTCTATCATTTTTGGATTTGTAATTTGTTCTTGAACTATTAAGTTAATAATTCCAAAGAGACTAGTCGCAACTTCTTGGTTATCCTTAATATTCATTGTGCCTGGATGAACAGATTCATTACCAATAACTCTTAGTATATCCAAGCTTTTTTGCACTAAAGGATTTAATCCTTTGCTAACTAATGATCCTATGTCCCTATTTATATCCTTACCATGCTCACCAAGTTCTACCATTAACTTTTGTAAAGCTAATCTTAATAATGCCGCAGAACCTCTGGGCGATCTTGACAGTATACTAGCTGCTTCTTGATAATCATCAATAATAGAATCTGGCATATCTTCGTGAGGTAAAGGTGCTACTGATTTGTCAGGATAAATTAGATTTTTCTCATGCCAATAAGAATACTTAGCACAATGAGAACATTGGGCAACTTGTAAATAAAGATGGTAACCAAATGCTTTATCTCTATTTACCCATTCTTGTTTTGCATAGACACCACAAACAGAACAATTAAAGCTATTTTTATTAAATGAAGGTGGATGATAAAGGGACATATGATTCTCCTTAATTAGTTATTATCTTAAAATTATCATAAAAATATTTTGAATAAAAGGATTAATTTGTATTTTATAAAAATAGAGGTATTGCATTATTGAATTTTTATAAATCAAAATGCTGGAAGAAAAAGGTAGTCTTTATTTGTAATGTGTAGAAGGTATTTCTCTTTTTATGACGAATCCCTATAAAGGAAATATTAGGGGGTAATAAAATGAGTGTTGAGGTATTAGGAAAGATGGATGAAAAGCTATATTGTATTAAATGTAAACGAGAGACTAATCATGATTACGTTTACAAACACTCCGAACGAAGTTACGACTTTGACATTAACGACTACTACTGGTTTATAAGTTACTTTGTAACTAGGTGTAGGGGGTGTGATAATGTGGCTTATGCAACAGAATATGGAGATGAAAGTATGTTAAGATACGAAGAATATTCTGGCAGAGAGGAAATATATTCCACATTTACATCCTATCCTGAAAAACCGAAGAAAGACACCACTATGCGATTAAAAAAATATGAAACTAGAGAATTTCTAAAAACTCCGGAATCTATTACTGTTCTTTATACTCAATTAGTATCAGCATTAAATGATCAAGCATATTTGTTAACAGCAGTTGGCCTACGGATGTTAGTAGAAGGAATTTGTAATGATTTAGGAATAACTGAAGGTTATTTGTTAAATGAGGATGGAAGTAGAAAATTAAATAAAAATAGCGATGAAATAAGGGATAAAAACTTAATTGGAAAAATTAATGGGCTAGTCGAGAAAAATGTTATTGTACAAAGACAAGCAGATATCTTACACAAAATAAGAGAATTAGGTAATACTTCGGTACACGAATTAATTGTTCCACCACGAAGTACAATCTTATTGAGCTTCGAAATTATAGAAAATGTAATCTATAATGTATATGAGTTAGATAAGTACAAAATTATATAAATAACTTTTATGAACTCTGACGTAAAGCATCTAATTATGGGTACTTTTTTATTTGGTCTATATTTGACGAACAATAAAGTTATCCAGATATTTCCTTTTATATTATCATTAGAGGGAAGGGAGGTGATTGCAGTGAGTAAAGTTAATGAGTTGATTGATATGGGTGAGCAGTTAGAAAAAGATAGACTTGAAAAACTTAATACCAGCAAATATAAAGCTTACGCAGCAAGAATGAGATCTTTTAGTGGAGTAAAATTTCAAGAATGGACTTCTCAATCTATTTTCTTTTTAGAGGAACAAAAACCTTCATCTCTCATAACGGAGAATTTGAAACAGAAGTATAACAACCTACAAGATAGTACAAGCTATGAATTTTATGAGTACCTGTTGGGAACACTCAAGGCAGTCAAAAACCAGTAGACTTTTGAGTCACATCTTATTGGTGTGGCTTTTTATTATGGAGAAATTGAGGAGTGATAATAATGAATTATTCAAATGAACAATCCATAGAGATTAATAATGATCTTATTGAATATATAAAAGAACTTGAGATTAGATTGCTGGGCATTGGTGAAGGTTTGCCTACATTGCGTGAAGATGGGCAGGGTTGGTTGGATGCAGTATGAGAAAGGTAAAGAAGTATTTCTGTTTAATGTGCGATTGGTCTATGAAGACAAAGAAGGACATTGATGCATTAAAGTGTACTGATTGTAAGAGTGAGTTGACTAATTTCAAAGAAGAAGAGTCTAAAGAATTGATAGAGAGACAGTTCGGGTTGAGTATTAAAGAAGCAGGAGAACTACTAGGCAATGCGATAGACAATGGGTGTGAGAAAGATGAGAACCTTTTATGACACAAGTAAGTGGAGAAAGAAACGATTAATCATATTGAAGCGTGACAAGTTTGAATGCCAGGAGTGTAAGCGATACGGTAAGTCAACCGAAGCATTGATCGTCCATCATGTCAATCCATTGGAGTTCAATCCTTTGTTAGCGTTGATAAATTTGAATTTATTGAGTTTATGTAAAAAGTGTCATGGTCAAATGCACATAAGGGATTCTCATGAATTAACTGAAAAAGGAAAAGAATGGGTAGAAAGAGTAGCCCCCCAGTTGAATTGTGTGAAATTTTGAAACAATTGACCGGAGGAGGCAGGTTTCTCCAATAGAATGACCCCCCAGAAAAAAATTTTGAAAAGAAATGGAGGTGAAATAGCATGAGCAAGATTTCCACGAAGGACACAATCAAACGAAGAACTATAGATGATATGAAAGCATTAGGAATACATAAACCTCAATATAATCGCTTAATTGATATATACGCTAGACTGGTTCATGAGTATCTTAAATTAAGCGAAGAGTTTGAAAAAAGCGGGTCAGAGTATCAAACTTTCACTGCAGCAGGTGGTGCAAAAAAATCCCCTATTGTTGCAACTTTAGAATCTCTAAGGAAAGACATAATATCCTATTCAGACCGGCTGTGCCTTAATCCGAAATCGCTTGAGAGTGTTACTGCAGAGAAGGAAAGCAACTCTAAATTAGCCTCATTGCTAAAAGACATATGAGTAAGAGTCAATTTGCAAACTATGACCTGGTAATGGAATATGCTCAAAGCATTGTTGATGGAAGGAAGGTTGCTAATAAAGAACAGATTCAAGGCTGTGAGCGATTCTTTAAGGATTTAAAGAATGAGGCATATGATTTCAGGCCTTCTGAGCCGGAGAAAATTATTAAAATAATTGAATCAACCTTTGTCAATATGCAAGGGGAAAGACAAGATGGCACTCCATTACGTGGAGAGCCTTTTTTATTGGAGCCATTTCAAAAATATCAGATATACAACTTGGTTGGATTTTATCACACAGGAACAAATGAGACACGCTTTAAAGAGGCTTTTATTTATATACCCAGGAAGAATATAAAAACAAGCTTTGCTGCCGCACTATCCTGGGCATTAAGTCTACATAGAAGAAAATCAGGATCAAAATGTTACATTGTTGCTGCTTCACAAAAGCAAGCGCTAGAATCGTTTAATTTTATTAACTTCAATATCAATTATATGGGGGAAAAAGATTCTTTCAGGGTTCTCGATAATAATCAGGAGCATAGTATTCGAGCTGACTTTGGTGATGGTTCAATGTTCATTCAGGCTCTTGCGGCCAATCCAGATAAGCAGGATTCATTAAACTGTAATATAGCTATTGCGGATGAGCTACATGCCTACAAGACCCCTAAACAGTACAACATCATTAAAGAAGCAATGAAGGCTTATACGAATAAGTTAATGATTGGAATCACAACTGCAGGCGATAACATGACTAGTTTTTGCTATCAGCGCCTCCAGTATTGTAAAAAGATTCTCGATGGGACAGTAACAGATGAAGCTTATTTTGTTTTTATTGCAAAGGCTGATGAAGATGAAAATGGTGATGTGGACTATACAAATCCTATTGAACATCAAAAATCTAATCCTGCTTATGGCGTGTCGATTAGACCTCAAGACTTAATGAATGATGCTCAACAAGCTCAGAACGATCCTCAGCAACGAAAAGACTTCTTAGCAAAGTCATTAAACATTTACACATCTGCTTTGAAAGCATATTTCAATATTGATGAATTTAAAAATAGTGATGGTAAATACAATTGGACACTTGAAGAGTTAGCGAAACTCCCTGTTCAGTGGTATGGAGGTGCGGATTTAGCTAAACTTCATGACCTCAATGCAACAGCTTTATATGGCACTTATGAAGGTGTTGATATTACTATCGCTCATGGATTCTTTCCTATTACACAGGCTCACATAAAAGCGGATGAGGACAACATTCCATTGTTTGGCTGGAAAGAAGATGGGAATTTAACAATGCCGAACGCACCAGTTGTAAGTCATGATGATGTTATTGCATGGTTTATAAAAATGAGGAATATGGGATTCAAGATAAAACAAGTAGGATTTGACCGGAAATTTGGACAAGAGTTTTTTTTAGGTATGAAAAAGCAAAGGTTTAGCATAGTTGATCAGCCTCAATACTTCTATAAAAAGTCTCAAGGCTTCCGAAGAATTGAATCAAAAGCGAAAGAGGGAAAGTTTTATTATTTGGGCTCACAGGCTTATGAGTATTGCCTGCAAAATGTTCGTGCCATTGAAAAACCAGATGACATGATCCAGTACGAGAAGGTAATGCCGGAACAGCGGATTGATTTATTCGATGCTTCGGTTTTTGGTGCTGTCCGAATGCTTGAAAATATGGAGAAGTCTGGAGCAGCTAAAGGCTGGTTAAGTTAGGAGGTGATTAAAATAGGACAGAATAACGAGATTTTTCAATTATTTTTAACTCAGGATAATGTTAGCAGTGTTAGTGGTTATACCCGTTTATCAGATTGTCCTGAAGTAAAAATTGCAGTGAATAAGATAGCAGATTTAATTTCATCTATGACGATTCATTTAATGCAAAACACAGATAAGGGTGATGTAAGAGTAAGGAATGGTTTATCCAGAAAGATTGATATTAATCCATATAGCTTGATGACCCGAAAGTCGTGGGTTTATAACATTGTACAAACAATGTATTTAAATGGAGATGGTAATTCAGTTGTATATCCGGAACTAAAAGATGGATATATCGAAGAGTTAATTCCACTAAAACCATCCGCAGTAAAATTTATTGACACTAATCATGCTTATAAAGTTGCATACGGTAAACATACATACAACTATGATGAAGTTTTGCATTTTACAATGAATCCTGACCCGGAAAGGCCATATATAGGATCGGGAATAAAGGTACTGCTCAAAGACATTACAACCAATCTAAAACAAGCCACAGCAACAAAGAAGGCTTTCATGAGTGGCAAGTACATGCCCTCATTAATTGTCAAGGTTGACTCTCAAACAGCAGAAGTAGCCTCACAAGAGGGCAGGGATAAGGTATATGAGAAGTATTTGGAGTCCTCTGAAGTAGGAAAGCCTTGGATTATTCCAGCCGAATTACTTGAAGTTGAGCAGGTCACACCTTTATCTCTAAAGGATTTAGCAATCAATGAAGCAGTAGAACTTGATAAGAAAACAGTTGCTGGAATCTTCGGGATACCAGCTTTTTTAATTGGAGTTGGAAGTTACAACAAGGATGAATATAACAATTTCATCAACTCAACAATCCTTCCACTTGCAAAAAATATGGAGCAGGAAATGACAAGGAAGCTGTTAATTGCTCCTGATTTATATTTCAAATTCAATCCTCAGAGTTTGTATGCTTATGATTTAAAAGAGTTAGCAGAGGTTGGTTCAAACCTATACATAAAAGGGCTTATGGATGGAAATGAGGTACGGGATTGGATTGGAAAGTCACCTAAAGCAGGACTTGATGAATTAGTCATCCTAGAGAACTTCATTCCAATTAATAAAATTGGAGATCAGGGCAAACTGAAAGGTGGTGATCAATAAAAATGACCAACAAAACCAAATATCAAACAAGAAGCCTTCAATCAGAGCTTTCAACCCGTGCTGAAGAAACAGACGGAAAGAAAGTTATTGAGGGCTATTTTGCTGTGTTTAATTCCGAGACTGAACTGTTTCGTGGAGCATATGAAGAAATTGCGCCCGAAGCATTTAACGAATCAATTTCTAATGATATTAGAGCGTTAATTAACCACGATACCAACCTAGTATTAGGCAGAACTAAGAGCGGAACACTTGAGTTAAAAGTGGATTCACGTGGACTATGGGGCAGCATTAATATAAACGAAAATGATTCGGATGCAATGAACCTCTACGAAAGAGTAAAAAGAGGTGACGTGGATCAATGTTCATTCGGTTTTAATATTGAAGAGGAAGCAACCGAACATCGGGATGATGGTTCAGTCAAATGGATTTTAAAGAAAATTGATTTACACGAGGTATCATGTGTAACATTTCCGGCCTATTCAGACACAGGAATTAAAGCACGTAAACAAGATTTTGAGATTGATAAAAAAAGAATGATTGATTCTAAAAAGAATCAACTAAGGGAGAGAATTAAAAATGGCTTTAAAGCAACTAATGCTGGCTAAGAAGATTGACCAACGCAAATCTTCACTGGCTGAACTGATTACAAATGAAGAAGGACTAAATAAACGCTCATCTGATCTTGAAAGCTCTATTGAAGAGGCTCAAACAGAAGAAGAAGTGAAAGTTGTAGAAGAAGAAATTGAGAAACTTGAAGGTGAAAAATCAGAGCATGATGAAAAGAAAAGTGCTCTTGAGGATGAACTATCAAAACTTGAAGAAGAATTGGATCAATTAAATGCTCAAGCGCCTGAAAATAAAACAGAGCGTTCAATTAAAAAAGAAAACAAAACTAACACAAACAAAGGAGAATCAAGAATGAAAGTAAATAAATTTGAAACACGCAGCGAAATGGTAGAAAGACTTAATTTAGAAGAGGTTCGTGATTTTTACGGAAAGGTACGTGAAGCTGTAACAAACAAACGCTCATTGACTGGAGAGGGCCTATTAATCCCTGATGCGGTTATGGACAAAATTCAGCCATTTATCGGCGACTATTCTAACCTTTACAAAGAGGTAGAAGTAATGAAATTGAATGGTACTGCTCGTGCAATTGTTGACGGTGCTATTCCTGAGGCTATCTGGACAGAAATGACTGGAGCTGTTCAAGAGCTTTCTTTAGCTTTCCAAGGCGTTGAACTTGATGGATATAAAGTTGGTGGTTTTGTTCCTATTCCAAATTCAATTCTTGAGGATTCTATGATCGACCTGGCTAATTTTGTTGAGGATCGAATTGCTCGTGCTATTGCTAAGGCAATTGACAAAGCTATTTTGACTGGGACAGGTTCAGCAGGAAAACAGCCTGAAGGGGTTATTCCAGCTGTATCTGTTAATGCTTCAACTTCTGATTTCACTCTGAAGAGTCTTCTATCAGCAGTTGGCAAAGTTGACACTGGTGAGGATGCAGTAGGAGAGGTTATTGCTGTTATGAAACGTGCTACATACTATGCTCATGTGCTCCCTCAAACAGTTGTGAACACGTCTGACGGTCGTCAAGTAGTTCAAGGTGTAGACAATCCTAATATTGCAGGTGTGCGTGTTGTGTTTTCTCAATATGTGCCAGCTGATGCAGTAGTATTTGGAGATTTCAAGCAGTACATGCTTGGTGAGCGTCGTGGTGTGCAACTTGCTAGTTCTACTGATGTTAAATTCATCGAGGATCAAACGGTATTTAAAGGTACCGCTAGATACGATGGGAAGCCTGCAAAAGCAGAAGCATTTGCTCTAGTTAATTATCAAGCTGCACCTGCCGGAGCATAATTCTTCACACAGAAAGGATAATGATTTATGGCTAAATACAAAGTTGCACAAGATTTCACGGATTTAACTGATGATCACGTTTACTTTTCGGGGGATAAATTCCCTCGAAAAGGACGTGCAAAAAAAGAACGAATCGAAGAATTATCAACTACTAACAATAAAATTGGTAAGGTTCTTATTGTAGAACAAAAAGAAGAAGGCGATGCGTAATGTTTTTCAATTCAGAGTTAGCATTACCCATTGTTAAGCAGCAGTTAGGACTCCAAACAGACCTTAGAGATTCATATTTATCCGCAATTATCAAAGGTGTTATAACGGAATTTGAAGACACAAAAGGGATTATTCTCGATGAGCAAAATTCTCAACATTTGATGTTAATAGTAGACTTCGCTGCATGGCGATATAAACATCCTGCTGATGCTGATGGTATGCCACGTCACTTGCAATATAGGTTACGTGAGCTATACCTTCAAGCGCACATAGGGGGTTAATACAATGAGTTGGGACTATGAAGTCGAATTACTATCTTTTGTTGAAAGTGTTGATTCAGACGGCTTTCCTTTAGAGAGCCAAGAAGAGAGTATTGCAATCTTAGCTAATAAACTTCCAGTTCGTTCAACAGAATTCTATTCAGCGTCACGAGCGGGATTTACCATCGAGAAAACTTTTGAAGTGAATAGTATCGAATATAGCGGTCAAGAAGACTTAAGGTTTGATGGTGATATATATCGCATAAGAAGAACATATGAAAAAGATCATATTATCGAACTATATTGCGAGAAAAAAGGTGAATCTCATGCAGGTTAAATTTGATGGGCTTGAAGGAATAGTATCTAGACTACGACAGATGGAGAACACTGAATCAATTGAAAAGAATGCTCTTGAAAAGGCAGGGGAGCATATTAGAAATGAAATGTCTAAAGCTGCTCCTTATAAAGAGGGAACTCTGAGTGAGAATATCGTTAAAACAGATGTTAAAGAGGGAGCTATTCTAATTGGAACTGAGCCTAAAGGTGATGGTTTCTATGGTTACTTCCACGAATATGGCACATCAAAAATGCCTGCTAGACCTTGGGTGCGTCCTACATGGGAAAGCAATAAGGTTAAAGTGCAGAATATCATGTCTTCAGAGATTAAAAAGGGATTGAAATTATGAGTTTAAACAGTTACATAATTTCAACGCTTAAGCCCACGAATGTTCCTGTAGACTATCGAAAGTACAAAGGATCAGCTCACACCTACATAACATTTTTTAACGTTATTGATTTACCTTCGCTACATGCTGAAAATGAGCTTCAAAATAAGGAAGCTGTTATTCAAATTGATATTTGGAGCAAGAAGAATTACATTTTATTGATTGAACAGGTTGAACGACTAATGAAACAAGCGGGATTTACTTATTCAGATGGACGAGATTTGTATGAAGATGATACCGAGCTCTTTCATTACGTATTAACTTATAGAATTTCAAAAGAGGCTTAGTAAATGAGTCTCTTTTTATTTATGGAAAGAAAAAATAGGAGGAAATAAAACAATGGCATACACAGGTTTAATTAATTTTCATTATGCAATTTTAGAATCAGACAACGAATCAGGAACTATTTATGGAACACCAAAGCGCTTAGGTGCTGCGATTTCCCTAACTGAAACACCAACTACTAACACAGGAACACTCTATGCGGAAAATGGCCCTTCTGAGACAGCTTCAAGTAATGGCCCTACGACTGCAGAGATTGCAACAAAGGATTTATCCCAGGAAGTTAGAGCTGACCTACTAGGTCAAAAAATCGATGAAAATGGAGTCCTTAAACAAAATCGGGAGGATAAAGCTCCTTATGTAGCATTTGGTTTCCAAATGACAGGCGAAGCAGAGAATGATGCGTTTGTATGGCTTTATAAGGGTAAATTTAGTCGTCCGAACACAACTGGAACTACTAAAGGGGAATCAATTGAATTTGCAACCCCTTCAATTACTGCAACTTTCATTGGACGTGATTCTGATGGAGAGGAAAAAGCAAGCGTTATTCAAAATGAAGAAAATTCTGCTGTTACTGCATCATGGTTTGATTCGGTTTACGAGGGAACACCTACAGTCTAAATGGTATTACTCAAGGAGCGCTTAGGTGCTCCTTTTTTTATATGAATAGGAGGATTATTTATGGAAATTACTTTACAAATTATCGACAATGAAACACTTCAAGCGAAATCTAAAGTTTACTCTATACCATTTATAGGTGCTGGTCAGTTATTAGACCTTTGGGAGTTTGAAGAGGGTATTGAAAATGAAAAATCACTAACTGTTAAAGATTTTAAGGGTTATGCAAGGGTCATTTCAAATGCTTTTTTAAATCAATTTTCAGCTGAAGAATTTTTATCTGGAGTACCAAGTTATGAGCTTATACCGACTATCCGTAAATTCATTCAGGAAGCTGGGACAAATCCTCATGCAGACAAGCAAGGTATATTTGAGGGAAAGAATCAGAAGACAGCAAAGTAGAAGCTGTCAAGAAAATGTACCGGAATTTGATGTCCCAAGGATGGACATTAACCCAGATAGATCAAGTGGACTTTTGGCGGTATGTATACATAAATTCCCCATCAAGAAACTCCGCAAAAAAAGATTCTACTATTAAACCACAAAATTATGATTGGTTACTTCAATAAAAAGTGAGGTGAAGAAATGGCAAATGAAGAAGTAGGGAAACTCAAGGTCTCCTTATCGCTGGATAGCGCAAATTTTGAGAGATCAATGGCTTCCACAGAACGTAATATTAAGACTATGGGACAAGAGTTATCGATTCTACGCAATAAAGGTAAAGACTGGGGAGACTCAGTAGAAGGTTTAAAGACTCGTCAAGAAGCGCTTGGACGTACTCTCGATATACAAGGCGATAAAGTAAAGAAGCTCAGCGCCTCCTATGAGAAATTAGTTACCGAAAAAGGAAAAGATGCTAAAGCTACTGAGGAATTAGCCCAAAAACTCAATAAAGCTATAGCAGAGTATACTCGTACAGAAACTGAAATAAATCAAGTCAATTCAGCGTTGAGAAAACAAGAAGACGACTTAAATAAAGCAGGGCGTAACTGGGATGAGTTTCAAGAAAAAGCCACAGTAGCAGGAGATAAACTTAAAAATACTGGTGATAAGATCAAAGGAATTGGCGAAGGGCTGACTGTAGGTGTAACTGCACCTCTTTTAGCTTTAGGTGGTGGAGCATTAAAAACAGCGGCTGATTTTGATTCAGCTCAAGGACGCATACAAGCTCAATTAGGTATCAGTAAAAGTGAAGCTCAAAAGCTAGGTGAAGTAGCTAAAGACGTATGGAAAAATGGATTTGGTGAAAGTGTTACAGAAGCTGGAGATAGTTTAACACTTATTAAGCAGAACATTAAAAACCTGGACAATGGAGAGCTTCAAAAGGTTGCTGAAGGGGCTTATACACTAAAAGATGCCTTTGGTGCTGAAATTAATGAAACGACTAGAACAGCTTCTGTATTAATGAAGAACTTTGGTATAGATAGTCAAACAGCGTTGGATTTAATAACCACTGGATTTCAAAGAGGTGGAGATTTTAGTGGTGAGTTGTTAGATACCTTGCGTGAGTATGGCCCTCAATTTTCGGGATTAGGCTATAATGCTGAAGAGTTCACAGCGATATTAGTTGCCGGAGCTGAAGCAGGGGCATTTAACCTTGATAAAGTGGGAGATGCGGCTAAAGAGAGCTTCTTACGTATTGGAGATGGCTCTAAGGCTTCTCGTGAGGCATTAGGCGACCTGGGATTAGAAGTTAATCAAATAGAAACTGATATTAATAGTGGCGGAGAGTCTGCTCAAACGGCTTTTGCAGCAGTAGTATCGGCAATTGCATCTGTAGAAGACCCTGCTAAACGTGCTCAAACAGCTGTTACATTGTTGGGTACTCCAATTGAGGATTTAGGGCCAGAATTTCAAACGTTTTTTGCAAATGTGAATACTAACCTTGGTGACTTTGAAGGAGCTACAGGGAGAGCAGGAGAGGCTTTATACGACAACTTTGGTACTCGTGTTCAAACACAACTTAGAACATTTACATCATCTCTTGAGCCAGCTGGTGAAATCTTACTTGATTTAGCTGAAGATTGGTTGCCTAAACTTGCTAGCGCTACTGAAAATGCACTTGAATGGTTTGCAGCATTAAGCCCAGAAGGACAAAAAATAGCATTATCGATTGCAGGAATAGCGGCGGCTGCAGGGCCTACATTAATTGCAGTAGGCTCAATGACAACCGGTGTAGGAAGCTTAGTTAATGTAGCAGGAAACATGGCAAACATACTAGGTAAAACTGGTGGCTCTGGATTAATCGGAAGACTTGGATTACTGGGGGTATCTGGGCCAGTAGGTTTAGCTGTTGCGGGAGTAGCAGGTTTAACTTTAGGTATAGCAGCCTTGCATGATGGCTCTAAAAGTTTTATTGACATAAATCATGAGAAAATTGGGGCTCTTGAGAAGGATATCGAAACTACTGGTGCTTTAATCAGTCAATACGAAGACCTAGAAACAAAGAATAGATTAACTAAAGAAGAAATGCTTCGTTATTTGGATGTACTATCTGAAATTAAAGATGCTAAAAGTGAAGAAGCTTTATCTACCCTTAAAGATGAACAGACTAAATTGCTAGAAGCATCAGGTCTAACCAATGAAGAAATGAATACATTCATTGGATTAAATGAAAAAGTAATTGAAATGGCTCCAAATACTGTCCAGGCAATTTCAGATGAAGGGGTAGCCTATGCTGAGAACTTGGATAAGTTAAAAGAATTAAATGCTGAAAAAGAACGTGAATTGATTTTAACTACAGAACGAGAATTAGAAGACGCTCTTGCTCGTGAAGTAGAGTTAATGCAAGAAGAAATAGATTTGATGGCAGAAATACAAGAGATAGATAAAGGGATCGGAGAAGCAAGAATAGCCCGAAATGAAAACTTAGCTGAACAAAGAGAAGCTGAAGCTGCTATTCGTGATCTTAAAACAGAGATACTTGCTATTGAAGGTGACACGACTGCAGAAGGTCAAGCCAAAAAAACTGTATTAGAAGCACAATTAGCAGAACAAGAAAGAATACTGGCTAGTCTTGGTCTTGAAGAAGAGGGGATAGTTAGTACAAGAGATAAAATTCTTGAAAAACTTTCAACTAAGAATGATGACCTTGAAACTACTCGTAAAGAAATCAAAGAACTTGATAATCTCAAAGGTGATTATGAAGAACTAATACTAGCTCAAGCTGGTATTACGGCTGAAAAGGGTAAAGGTCTAGCTGCAATTGACAGCGAGATCGGTAAATTACAAAATGCGAAAGGCGAACTCGATAAATTACTAGCTTCAGGAAGAATCAATACAGCAGAGTACCAAAATCAAAATAGTAAAATAGATTCTCAAATTGGTAAACTTCAGTCGGCCAAGGGTGAGCTGAATCTCATCAATGAGGTAGCTGGCAGATCAGTATATAAAACAGTCAACATTCAAGAAAGTCCGGCAGGGTACTGGAAAACATTAGATAGAAATTTGAGTAATCCAGTGACCAAGTTGGTTAATGTAGATTATTCCGTTCGTAAATCAATGGGGCTATCTCCAGTAGCAGGTGCTTATGCATCAGGTACAAGAAGTGCAGTTGGAGGTTTATCACTTGTCGGAGAGGAAGGCCCTGAGCTTGTTTATTTACCAAAAGGGGCTAGAGTTATTCCAAATGGAGACACTGAATCGATATTTAAAAAATGGGACGTACCAGTTTCTTCAACACCTGACTTTGGAAGCGTAGCTAATGCAATTATACCTCAACAAAGTACATCTTCATTAAATGGGAATGTAGCTAGCCTAATAAGCGAGTTAAGTAAACAAATTAATCTAATGCAAACGAATAACATGGCAGGGGAAATTATTATCACTCCAGCACCAGTTCTAATAAATGGAGAAAAGGTATCTGAAATAACATTTGAATCTAATCAGCTACTGTTTGGAAAAGCATCTAATGATGCAGCTTATATGCGGGGGTTGAGGTGATTATATGAGTGTGAAGCTATATGACTTGAACATGCAGAAAATACAATTACGAGGGGTTAAATGGTTAGAATTTACCACTGAACCTCCTACCGTAAACCGTATAACGGACAGTGTTTGGAATGGTGATATTGCTTTGGGACGTAGGCGCAATAGTCGAAGAATCCAAGCTAGGTTTTACTATGAATCCAATGATTCTGTGGATTATAAGACTCTACGTGATGAGTTTTTTGAATTGCTTGATCCTCTAAATGAGATGTATGCAGTAGATCAAGACGTTCCACTTAAACGTTGGAAGGTTGAAATTGAAAGTTACAATTCATTAAGAATCAATCCAACAATCGCAGAAGTTAGTATTGTGTTTTGTTGCTTAAGACCGTTCGCTGAATCCATAGTGACTACTCTGAACTCAAATGTAGGAGCTTATACCAAGAATAGCACTACTTTTTCGATACAAAACTTAGGAAGTGTAGATATAGAACCAACAGAGTCAGAGTTAATTATCAAAATAACTTCTATCTCAGCAACATCAAGCAACTTAAAAGTTACCAATAAAACTACTGGTGATTTATGGAGCTATCAAGGTGTTTTCAAAGCTGGAGATGTTATAACACTAGATGGAGTTAAGTATAAGAGAAATGGGTTGAACATAATTGGCTTGACCAACTTAGGACTAATAAACATAGCGAAGGGTACAAACGAATTTTTGATAGAAGGTTTGACCGGGCAGTTTGAAATAACATTTGATTTTAGATATTTATACCTATAAAATTGAGAGAATGCCTAGAAGGGCGTATATACGAATTCTCACTCATTGAACCAACCAGAATCCATCTGTGGGGTCAAAATTTTTATAAATAGTCCTATAAAATAATTGTCACCTAATTAGCCCCGGTGAGGAATTGACAATAATATATTAAAAATATCTTACCTAGTTATAAAATCGCCATAGTTAAACATGTTAATAATTAACAAAGTATATTATGATTGGTTTAATGTTAAATAATTATACTAGGTGGGATATCTATGAAGGATTTATTTGGAGCCGGGGAGTTAAGTGCTAATACTGTTGAGCTTGCAAAGATTGTTTATCCAGATTTAGCTCAACCAGGAGTAAAAAAAGTTGGAATAGCATTAGAAATGACGATTGATTTTCTAACAATTCCAATAAAATATCTAGGTATGATTGGAAAAAAATACGATATAAATATTCAAAAATCTCTACAAGACTATAGAATCAAAATGGATCATCAACCAATAAAAAATATAGGAACTGTAACTCCGGAAATCGGAGTGCCAATAATTGAGGATTTAACTAGAGTAACAAATGGAGAATTGGCTTCGCTTTATGTAGACTTATTAGTAAATGCTTCAACTATTAATAAATCAGAGTATGTTCATCCAAGTTTTATCAATGTATTAAGGTCGTTAAGTTTCGATGAAGCAAAGATCATCAAAATTTTATCCGCCGGATTTACCTCATTTAGTTTTATTAACTATAGAAGAGTAGATGAAAACGGGAGCATAGTTCCCCTAGACACATTTAACAATGTAAGTGACATAGTAGAGTTAACTTTTCCAGAGAACTCTGAATTCTATATGATAAACCTCGTTAAACTAGGTATTCTAGAACGTACTGAAACATACTTGGCTCCAGAACAAAGAAATTATAAGAAATTAATGGAAAAACATAAACACGTCTATGATGACTTTAAACGCAGTTTACAATCATTAGATGATACTGATCCCATTAAAAAATCTAAAGTCGATATTTTACAAGGTCGCTATAGAATAACTAAATATGGTGAACAGTTTATTCAAAGTATTACCTTAGATTAAGTGTTTACCGAAGAAAGAAGAAATCAATAATAAGACATTTCCTCGTGAGATGTCTTTTTCTTATGAAAAGAAAGAGGTGAATAAATGTTACCAATAAAAAATATATCTGGTGAAACTTATTTGTTGACAGGTATCACAAATGTAAGACGAATAAGAAAAGTGAATGGTGAAAGATCAATTCAATTTGATGTTACACCTACTGATTCAAACTCACATTCATTTGACTCTGTAGATGTAGAATCCATTGCCACTTTTGAAGGCGATACATATATCATAAAGAATATCAAAGAAGTAAGTGTTGGCAGTAAAGCAGTAAAACAAGTGGATGCCATTCACACTTTCTTTGACAACATGATAAATGCATTTCAGTACAATCAATATACAGGTTCTCAAACTTTTGCAACGGCATTAAATAGGGTATTTGCTCCAACAGTGTACACATTCGTAATCGTAGGCACATTTACTGCAGAGGAGTTTGAAAACTTTGGGGCAGATAATAGTTTATCTCTTTTTCAAACAGTGTTAGATCGTTACAGTGCTGAGTTTAGAGTAGTAGGCAACACAATATACCTATATCGTCAAATAGGAGCAAAAACAGGCTTTCAAATGAGATGGAAGCACAATGTTAAATCCATTGATAAACAACTCAATTCACAAAATCTTACTACATATGTAAAAGGCTTTGGTAAGCCAAAAGTTGAAACGGATGTACTCAGTGGAACAGTTATTCCTTATAGTTCACGGTCAGGTACATATTATCTGGAAACAGGGCTTAATCATCCTGCAACTGATACTGTAGGTTCAAGTTTCCGTTTTTCTTTTACCGGCACTGGCTTTAACTTTAAGACCATTTTAAACTTCTTAGGGGGTAAATGGGAGTTCTCAATTGATAAAAAAGAGACTGTTACTATAACCACATACAAAGACATAACCTCAGAGCATGTTGCGCTTCCTATAATCCGAGGGTTAGAACATAAGAGTCATTCTGTGGTAGCAACATTTAAGGGTAAAGATAGTAAAAATCCATACACGAAAGGATCAGGAGCACCAAAAGCAATAGGCTATTTAAAGAATGGCAATATTATTGAGCTTTATCGTGAATTAGTAGGAGACGAATTATATGAAGTGGTTACGGACTATACAAGTCCAAATGCAAGTAAGTTTCCAAATCCGATGTCTCCTGATGGATTTAGACATGCAGAGCCTGTTTACGATGAAAGGATTACAGATAAAGATACATTAATTGATAAACTTAAAAAATCCATACAAGATGAACCATTGCTTTCTATTAGTGTTGACTCAACAGAGATTAGTGGCGAGGTTAAGAATGAGGGTGACTGGGGTTACATCATATATGAACCAATGAAAATTAAATTGGAAGCAAGAGTAGTGGAGCTTTCTGAGTCCTATCATTTCTATAATAATAAATGGAACTTGCTTTCATGTAATGTAACTCTTAGTAATTTCAGAGATAAAATAAGCGACATTACAACTAGATTTACTCAGACTCAAAAAAGAGTCGATAGAATGTTTAATGGACAGGAGAAATTACCTTCAAAGGCTTTGGATGATGCAATTCTTACAGCAACCAATATTCTGATCAATGACAATGCAAACTTCACCTATGCTCCTGGTTATGTTTTGGGAGTAAACACGGATAATTCATCCTTATTGACAAAGTTGACTTCTCAGGGTTTAGGTATTTCAAAAGATGGTGGTCAAACATTTGATACGGCCATTACTGGAGAAGGTATAGTTGCAGAAGTCATTACTGCTGGAACGCTTAGAGGTATGCACTTTACGTCAGAAAATCTTGATTCTCTTATGTGGCTTGAAGGTGGAAATATCCGATTAGAATCCATTCAAGGAAGGTATATGGAAATGTCTCCTACAGGTCTTTATGGTTTCAATGCTGGGGGTAGTATAAGGTTTCAAGCCGATTCTGCTCTCGTAACTTCTGCAGCTTTAGGTACTTCTAATGCTAACGTATATCTAGGGTCAATCAATGAAACTAGGTCAGTCCATTATGCCAGTTTACCAGGGGATGGACTTGTTGATAGTTACACTTATACACCAGTTCGAGCGAGTGGTTTTTACGGCAACTTTTGGAACATCAACAGTGCTTTATCGGGTTCTAGTCTATATGCAAGGCCGTTAACAAATGGAGAACTCCGAATTACATTAAACGGGACGACAGATCAATACCGTGATCTAAGAGCAAGAGAGATTAACACTAATATGATTAGCCCAAACGGATTGTACGGAGCTTCCCGTCACATGTTTGTCAGAGCCTATTCGGATGGAGAGGTTAGAATGTCCTCAGCCAGTAACGTAGAGGATTACGTCAATGTAAGAGCAAAAGGGTACTACGGAACGTTCATCGATACAACAGCTACTCACATTTATGCAAGACCTGGTGGTGATCCAGGTGAGCTTAGGGTAACAGTACGTGGAACAACAAATGTGTATCAGCCTGTGAGAGCCAAAGATTTTATCACAGATACATCTGTTCGAGATAATAAAACGAACATTGAAACTTATGAAGAAAATACCCTTGATGTTTTTAGAAAAGCTCACGCCTATATGTACAACAGAACCACGGATAAAGAAGGCGCTAGAAAACAATTAGGTATGATGATTGACGAGATGCCGGAAGAAACTCACTCAGGCGCAGGAGATAGCTTTGCTTTATATGCTTTTGCCTCTTATTTAGCGAAAGGATTAAAAGATACGATTCATGAATTAGATCAATTAAAAGAACGTGTGGAAAGCTTAGAAGCAGTATAAACAGGAGGTAATAACAATGAGTCAAGAAAAACAAATCCAATACAATATTAATGAAGTAGTCTCAGATTTATCAATGAAGTTAAGTGCTGTAATAACCGAAACAGCGCATTTAAAGGCTATGAATAATGCTTTAAGCAAAGAAAATGATCGATTACTTAAGGTCATAGAAGAATTAAAAGGCGAACAAGAAGCACCAGTAGAATAGCTAGGTGTATTTTTTATGGCAAGAAAAGGGGGGGGTAGGATGGATTTTGAACCTAAGTATGATACAGAAAACTTATACGTTCGCTTAGGAATCAATGAAGAGCGAACAAATTCTTTACATATGAACGTTGAAAAATTAAAAGATGATAATGAGGCTTTAAAAGAAATAGCTACAATTGTGAAGCTTCAACGAGAAGACAACCTGCAGCGGGAACGAAGACAGGAATTAAGGGATGAACAACAGAAACATCAAATGGCTGAACTGACTACAACTTTAAGGAACGTTAACGAAAATATATCGACATTGAATCATGGTCATTCTACTCTAAATGTTGCAGTGACCGGAGTTACTAATCGTGTCACTGAGATAGAAAAATCAAATGACAATAGAAAAATTGATCCTATTGACTGGATTATCAGAGTTGCATTCTTAATTTTTGCTGCATTGGTTATAGGTTATTTTGGATTAAAGTAAATTTTATTGTTATAAGGCTATTTCATAATTTAAAAATGGCTAATTAAATCTATTTTTTAGTCTAGAGTTATATACTTAGTGAATTATAGATGTTATATTTACATTAACCATATTTTATCAAATGAGGAAAATGCTCTTAGCTTGTGTTCATCATTTCTCAAATAGTGTATAGTCTTTTGTTTTCGGGAATATAATTAACAAAGGCTACTTTGAGGGGATGGTTGAATGACTAAGCATTATTGTTTTGAAAATGGGGTGATTAAGATGACACAGATCGAACTAAAAAAAGTTATTGATATTGCAACAGAAAAGGCTATAAATACTTCAGCTGAAAGAAGAGCGAAATTAGGGTGGTTAAAAAAGAACTCTCCAGAGTCATACGGTCGCAATTTGAAGGCTCAGAAATTCTTATTTTTCTATGAGTCTTTGGCTAAAGCTGAAGAAAAGGGTTGTGACTTCTCTTATATTAAAGGTTACAATAATGGACCAGTATTTAGTGAAGTATATGGAGACAATGCATATCGTAAAGAAGCTTTTGATATGTGTGTTGAGCAGAGCTTTTTGAGCAAACCGGATGCTGTTGATATAGATACAGCAAAATTTGCTAAGTTCATGGTTGAGGCTTTATCTGAGTCTGAACTATCTGATTTGACTCATGAATTCAACATATGGAAGTGTAAAGAAGAAGAAATAGTTTCTAGAAGTCATGTCAGTTTGTCAGAAGCTGATTTTGATCTCGATGATAAAACTTTAGTTTTAACATTAAAAAAAATGTATTCTAAAGAATTAATCGAGAAATCTAAAGTAATAAGCATTGGCGAAAAGTCATTTGTCTTTCTAGCTGATCAAGCTAAAAAGCTTAATCCTGATTATATAGCTGCTCTAGAAACACTTTCTAAAAATGAGGAGCTTATAAATCCAGTATTTGTTGAAATTGACGAGGAAGGAGTAATGGTTCTTGATTGATAAACGTCATGTTATTCGCATGAAAGTTCCTTTTCCTGATGTGAAATCAGGCCTTGCTACACAGGCACATATGTATGTATGTTTAGATAATGCAGATGAAAAAAGGTTTGTTGCTTGTCAAACCTTCAAGCCCTATCACCTAAAAAGCGGAAGTAAGCCTCTTCAGCGTATATGTGAAGAACCCGACATTAATAGGAATCCTTTCTTAAAAACTTCTTTGATTGACTGCGATAAAGGTTTCTCATTTCAAGGTGTAAATTTCCCTTTGGCGCTGGTCACTCCTAAAAGAGATAAAGTCTGTGAAGATTTGTTCTATAATATTCAGAACAAAATTGAACATGATTCTTTCACTTATACTTATCCAGATATAAATGCTTTTCTAAGTTGTAACCCTAAAGTTGATATTGTTTCATAAGTTTTTATAGTGGATCAGTTCTTGATCTCAAATAACAATTACATATCAACAACCAAAGACATCTCAAAAAACGAGATGTCTTTTTTATTTACAAAATTTCAAGGAGGGATCATTTTGAATTTAACAAACAAGCAAAAAGATTTTATAAAGTTACTAAGCGGATTTTTGAGTGCATTACTACCTTTCTTAGCAATTATGGGTATTAGTTTTGAGTGGTTCAATGAGGACAGTATTAACGCGTTTATCTTTCTCGTAGGAGCACTTATTCCATTCCTAGGCTCATTGTATGCAACATGGATGAACACGTTTTATCGTGGCGAAATTGCTTTTAAACATGCAGAAAAAAAGCGCATTAAGCAAGAAGAAAATACGAAAGTAGGTCTATAAATTATGCCGGAATTACAAAATGATATAGGACACGGTAAAGAAACTTGGCCAGTTTTAAGATCAAAGGGTGTTGGTGCTTCCGGTGGAGTGCCAGGAATGGCAGAGCATGATTTTAACTCTGCAGTCGGAATTGAAACCAAAAGACTCTTAAAGGGTAAAATTTCTAGTTATGAAGCTCAGCCTGCTAATTCAAATGATGTGTCTTTAATTAGACGAACCAACCTTTACAACGCTCGATATGCAAGTAAAAAAGATTCAATCGGTATGTCTCATCACGGAAACGCTGGAGCTTCTGCAACAAGAGGCTTTGGCGTTTTTTATTGGCATGATCACGCTCCATCTAAGAAATTGGCTGAGATTGTTTTAGCTGAGTACAAAGCAGAATTCCCTGATTTACCTATTTGGGCTACTGGATTATGGCCTTGTATCCCTGATACGTGGTCTGAGTTCCACATGACTAAAGCTACTAAAGCTCCATTCGTATTGATTGAATGGGAATTTTTCACGAACAACGCAGCTCGTAAATTAATGCTTTCAAGCAATTATCGTAAGCGTTGTGGCTTAGTTGCTGCTCGTTCTGCTTGCAGATGGTATGGTATTAAATTTGAAGATCAACCGGCTAAGAAGGTTGTTGTTGAAAAAGTTAAGCCTAACCCTATTTATAGCTTAGATAAGGCAGATCGAATTGGTACAGTCGTGATTGGTAAAGAGCCTATGAACTACCGTACTGAGCCTAATATTAAAGCTCCAATCCTAAAAGAGTTGCCTGCTGGTCTAGGCTCTGATCCTAAGTCTCCTGTTCATCTATATGAGATTAAAGGTGAGTGGTTACGTCTTGGTACAGGATGGATTAGCAATGCCGACAATGCTTATGCAAAAGTAACTTTGTATCCGAAGAAGCCTACTCCTCCAAAGGAAGAGGCTAAAAAAGAATCAATCAAGGAGGAAAAGAAATTGTTAAATGTAGCGATTGTAGTAAATAGTTTTGCTGATATGCCTGCTGTACATAAGTTGTCTATTCGTTTAGGCTGTGGAATTTACTTTAGAGAGGCTGTTAAAACTAAAGAAGCTAAGGAATTAATTATCGCTGGTGGAGGAGTTAAAGGCCTTGATAAGTTCGCTGACAAGATTACAGATTTGTCTGGAGCAACTAGAAAACTTACTGATGATAATGTTGACGCTTATATGAAAAAACTTAAATAAATAAAAATTGACCCTTAGCTCGTAGAGTTAAGGGGTTTTTTCAAATTAAGTAGTATAGGGGCTGATAATACATTGTATCCCTGAATTTATTAACTTCTCATTGATATAAAATATCGGTTTTTTTATTTCGTTATCTTCCGACAGTATAAATTCTTTCAACTCTAATAAGTGCATGTGTAAACAATCTGATGGATCGACAGCATTAATAATAAATCGGTAATGTTGAAAGGTTGTGACCTTAGGAGTCAGAATCACTTGTGGTTTTTCAGAGTGGAATGAATCATCGTGGTATTCTAATTTAAATTTCTTATCAGTAAAAATCGAATCCAAATAAACAAGAAAATCTAAGCGCTTTTTAATTTGATCAAACGACAAAGTGTTCATTCATAGCCCCCTATATTAAGATAAATACATTGTATAAAATTCTTCTGCATTATGAAAATATTTTTTCTTTAATGCGAAGGAAATTTGTTATAATGCTTGCGAGGTGATCAAATTGTATTCAGACCAAGAATTACTTTCTTCTATTAATAAACAAATCCCATTCCTCCTAAAAAGATATCCTCAGTTTAAATCTGTTATTCCATACAAAAGGGAAATGTCTGCAACAAAATATCGTTACGGATATGAAATTCAAGATGAAAAACGATTGCTATACATATATAAAGAATTCCTAAAGACAAGTGAGGAGTTTAAACCTAATTCAATGTATGATGTTTATTCAAACGGAGCTATGGTTCAAGGATCTAAAACATTCGACCAGGCATATGAATACACTCGCGCTTGGCCATAAAAATCCCCAACTCAAACGAGCAGGGGATTTTTTTATTCAATAATTTGTGCTGCTATTGTAGGTAGACCTTCTTCATTATCAAGCCCATCATATCCTCCATAGATCGTTATCTCATCTCCATCTTTTATTGAACTACCATCATCATTATTTAAAACATAATACAGCCCTTCACCGTCAGATATTGAAAAAGTGTCACCCTTTTCAATATTATTTCCTTCAAAAGCTGAAGCCGTACCTTTAACAACTACAATCTCCCCATCATCTACCTTGTTGTCTAAATAATCCCAAAAACTATATGAAGTTGCAGAAGCTTTGTAACCTTCAGTATCTGGTTTATTGCCATACATAATGGTTGAAACAAGCAAGACTAAAAATATAGGAGCAATAATGCTGGTTGAAATAATGCCTGCTTTCCGAGTTTTCTGAAAGGCAATTAATACTACAGTTCCGATCAGTAGCAACATGAGTATAAAAGTAATGAAAATTAAAAAATAGAACATAAAGGGTCATCCTCCTTTAATTGGTTTAACTCAATATACAGAGTTTACCATAAAAAGATTCGTTAGTTTGAAAAATATATTTTTAAATTACCGGACAAGCAACTATTTCCTCATGACGAATATAGTAACGAATATAGTAACGACTATATTTCATGAAATATATTTTTAGCTTGTACTTCTATACGTGTAATCATGTTTTTAAAGTTTGTTCCAAAAGGGAGGAGGAGGAGGGGGGGGAGGGTTTTTTTAGAGGTATTGCGGCCGCGCGCGCACCTGTGGCAGTGTTCTGTGTTCTATACAATTATTATTCACAAAAAAAGGGAGGCTTATACATTATGACTGAGATTATTTGTATGGCAGTTGTTGGAACTTCTTTGATAACAGTTTCAATCGTAGAGGATAAACTTGAGAAAAACGGCAAGTATGTCGAGTCTAGATTAGTTGGTTCTTTGTTTCATATCCTCTTGGCAATAGGAGCTGTTGGTGGCGTTGCTTACATGTTGTGGTATGCAGTAACTAACTTTATAGGAGACTGGGTATTTTGATTAACTTCTTCCATAAGGCAAGGCTTAAAAACGCATTTATATTAGCTGAGTTATATACATCTAAAAAGAAAAAGACCTTCAAAGAAACAATCGAATATAAGCGCTATCCAAATATTATCGACTTCCGAAACGAAAATGACTATCTTATGTACGTCTTTTTGATTCCTCAAGGCATGAATCCAGCCGAAATTGAAAAGAAGGAGTATATATTCCATCAAGTGTTCCAGAACTATGAGATCGAAGGTGATGGACATAGGTACATTTTAAAAGTGTTTAAAACAGAGCTTACTAAAGAGCTAAAGTATGACTATGAATCCTTTAAACAACATTTAAACGGTGGTCTACCTATCCTTGCCGGTATGAGCATGATTGGCAAAATGGCAACCTATGACATGGTTGAGCATCCACATTTACTCATTGCAGGAGAAACAGGTAGTGGTAAGTCTGTAACCATCAGAGCAATCATTACAACCATCCTGTTACACATGCAAGGCAAGATTGACCTTTATCTTGGTGATATGAAGCGAAGTGAATTTCACGTATTTAGGAACGTGGAAAGTGTAGTCGATGTAATGACCGATAAGGAACGACTTTTGAAGCGTGTAAATGAGATAAAGAATGAATTGACCAGACGAGGAAACTTAATGGATAAGCATGAAGTTGAACATATCGATGAATACAATAAAATCAAAGGCGTTCCATTTGAAAAATATATTTTGTTAGCTATTGATGAAGTTGCTCTGCTCAAAAAGGAAACTGAAATCATGAGCATAGTTGAAGAAATAAGCTGTATTGGAAGGGCATTAGGCGTGTTTTTACTCTTATCAATGCAAAGACCGGATGCAAACGTATTAGAGGGTCAATTAAAGAACAACTTGACTGTACGTTTTGGCTTCAGACACTCAGATAAAATCAATAGTAATATCACATTAGGCGCAGGAACTATGGCTGATGCTTCTACGATAAAGGCAGATAAAAAAGGTCAATTTTACATGAAGAGTGAAAAAACCATTTTGCTGCAAGCTCCATATTTACCATTACAGGAAGCACGAAATTTGTTGAAACCTTTTAAACGGAAAAATGAAGGAGAAAAGGGAGAAGTTAGCGAAGATTTTATGTCATTACCTTTATTTAAGGAGTGATTAGATGAATCAACGAGATAAAGACATCCTAGATGGATTAAAAACGTTTAGAGTATTAAATCGTGATCAATTAATCAGTATGTATTTTTCTACTGGTAAACAGCAAGTGGTCACATGTAACAGAGTAATGAAACGACTATGTAGCAATCAACTTGTAGAGGTTGACCGTTCGCAAAGACCCTACACCTATTTTCCATTCCCCAGAACCATCAAAATTGACTCCACTAAAATTCCCCACTTTAAAGCCATTGCAGATTTTTATATAGCTATATGTAAATATTCCAAGCCTACTCACTTTGAAGTCGAGTACAAGGTTGGACAAAAAGGAAGCATTGAACCGGACATTTATATGATCTGGAATGACGCTCCTTTCTTTGTTGAGATACAAAGGGAGCAATACCCTATCAATCGCATGGAAGCCAAATTTAAGCGATATAAAGACTACTACAGGTCAGACTTATGGAAGGAAGAAATGAAACATTTCCCCTTCATTTGGATGCTAACAGAGCGCTCATATCGCATGAAATTTGATCCTCTAAAGGTGTATCAAAGCAAGACAGTAGATGAATTTGTTGAACTGTATTGCAAGAAGCAAGAGAATAATTCTACAGTGTAGTCAATGTATATTATTAGCTAGATAAACCTTTCTGTGATAATGGCCAGAGAGGTTTTTTGTATAGTCCAAACCCAATTAATTTCATATACATAATTTTAATTTTACTAAATTTGTAAATTTATAAATTGTCACTGTATAATAGAAAAGGCTTAAATTATAAGGAGGTTATTTAATTGGGAAATAAATCATATCCAGGGATTGAAATCAACACAATCAAAAATGTAACTAAACTATTTGTAGATGTTGAAGGTAAAATCATTACATTAACCTTGCGTCACAATGAGAGTTTGAAGGATATAGGCGGTGAACTACATGTTATCCGTGAGGGTAGCAAGATTATTATGACTGTTGACTTTCTTGCTAAATTCAAAAAGGAAATAAATGAGAAAGTACCTCAAATTACATTGAAAAACATTAGAAGAGTTCTGAATGATCATTATATAAATAATTACTAATAGGTTTTAAGTAACTTGTAAAGGTCACTAAAAAAAGTATTGTATTCATATACTAATGAATCTAGGAGGAGCCTATTTATGGTTAAAAGAAACTTGAAGATTACAAGAAGTGATGAAGCAATTGCACAAATGGTTAAAATTGTAGATGAACATAGTCCGAAAGAAACGATTGAGAATCTTTGGAAAGCTATACTGCTTTATGATTTAGAAAAATCAAAAGATGAGTGA